GAAATCACGGCATCATGCCACGGTAACTGTGGATAGATCACTTCGGAATTTGCATAATGTTCTACTATATAAGGTGCTATTTGTTCCGCTATCCCTCCACACACATATACTCGGTCATTCTTATGCCATTTCAGTTTAGTGGTATTTCGGATGATACCACGGGACAACCCATCTAAATCAGATTTATTTTTAATCGTTTCGACGCCAAAGTTAAAAGTTTCTGACGCGTTATTGATAAACTTCTTATCTTTCGTTGTGACCGCATTCACTGTGCCGCTACCTATGTCTAATACTCTAATCGTTCCATTGTCGGGGTTTGACCAAAACGCACCACCACCCTCTGTAGCTACCTCTACCGCTTCAATAGTTATATTTTTATGAGCGCCATTTACCACAAAATTATGATGACCAATTAACATATCTTTAATTTTCTTTTTCTCGGATTCCTTATGTGTTTTCACTGGCTGCCCGACTACTATTTTTACCGAGTATTCCTGTGGACAGTATTTTTTCACGTAACGAACGATTGCCAGTAGCACTCTTATTTTCGTATCGTCATGCGCCTTGGTGTCACCAAACATTGAACCACCACCAAATTCATCCTCATGTTCCGCAATGGATCCTGCAAACCCTTTCCGTCCACAGATTTCGAATTCCATATCATCGTTCCCGAATGACTCTTCTACATCGCGTTCGAACCAATCACAGATGGCTGTTCTATATGAATCTACTCCGTAAGGTCCAGCTACCTTCGCCATGTGATTCCCTGCGTCTACTCCCAATATTAATCCACCCATTCTATCATCCTCCTATAATGTAATACTCCTGCATTACCAATCTGGTCATCCACACTCTCAATGAATTACCGTTGCATTACATAGTGTATTAGTGAATCTAGCCAAATATTCATGGAAATAGCAATTCATACCACTCCCCTATCCTGCGTATAGTAGATTTATAGTTAGGACTGCGGAATGTGTCCTAATCAAATACACCATAAGAGAGGATGGAAACGGTGGGGGATAGGGGAGAAAGAAAGGTTCGGTCGGATAAAAAGCGAGATGTGAAGCCTGTGATTCCAGTCCATTTAAAGAAAAACATCTATCGCTTGTCCGACATATGTGATTTGCCCGTTAAAGACATTGCGGTGATCCTGTGTGCGGAAGGTATTCAGTCAAAAGAGGTAATGGGATTGTTGAAGCCTAACTTTCGGAGAGGGGTGCGACTTGGGAACACAATTTATTTTGGAAGTTTAGATAATCCTTCCCTGCAGCGTAAAAAGGATAAGAGTTTCCATGAGCGGATTACCGCTAAATTTACAAATGAGGATTTTGAAAACATCGGACTATTAGCTTTTGCATTGGATGTCACCCCTTCCCGAGCTGTCGCAATCTTACTTAGTGCCAGCATCCGAGATCCCGATTTCATCCATACACTAATGAGAGACCACTCTAGGAGGAAGCGATTGACTGAGGACCACCAAGCAGAATTAAAAAAGGTCATGAAATATATTAACTCCGAAAATCCGTATAAATCCATTATCGCGTGGGCAGATATGTTGATGTACGTTGGGGATTTCGTTGTCAATGGATGGAGAAGGGTTGAATGATAGGCGGTCTTTCTCTTGTCCACATATTGCCACTTCATCCACAATGCAGTACCATGGAATTATCAGAAAATACTGGGAGGTATAACATATGGGATTCATGGATGAAATGAAAAAAACAATGAAAGATATTAGCAGGGTAAAGGTAAACTTGGAAATCGTAAGTGGTGCAAATCAAATATTTCTTTTAAACAAAAAGAAAGCCACAATGTCTGAAATTAGTGCAGATGGCGAGGTATCGTTCGGAAGAAATTTGAACTTTTATTACATGGGAATTGACCGTGATCGATCCTCATCAAGAAACGTAGGGAAAACAGCGGTTGGAGCAGTCATTGGAACTTTTGTTGTCCCAGTAATCGGAACTATGATTGGGGCAGCGGTCGGGGCGAAGAAAAAAGACGACTCTACAGCCGAATTAGATTTAATTAACATTGAAACAAAGCAGTTTGTGAAGCTTATTGTTAAGTGTGATGAAAAGAAACTCAAAGAATTATCAGGAATTCGGATATCCTCTTACAAGGAAGAAACTGAACAGGCCGCACCCTCATACAGTGGCGCAGATGAATTGCTGAAATATAAAGGATTGTTAGATTCAGGAGTTATTAACCAAGTTGAATTTGATGTTAAGAAAAAAGAATTATTGGGATTATGACAATTAAAAAAAGCGGCCTTCCACAATATGATCTGTGGAGGACCGCTTTTTGCTTTAATTAGGAAACCCCGAGTCACAATAGTCCCGCCAGACTGACTCGGGGGATAGATCGGAGTATGCCAATCACAGATTAACATTAACTGACTACTTAATCAACTCTTATTTAGTAATCCTCGACTAACAGCCACAAAGAGTAATCCAATAGCATCTGAATCCGTCAACGTGCTGTCATTCAACTTCTTGCGCCAGATGTTAGATAATCCATCCTCTCCTGTTTCAAGTTGTTTCAATACCTCTTCAGTGGAATCTTTAATCGCTTTCGATGTAGGCTCGTACAATTTGCTCACTCCTTCTTTTGATGGTGCTGGTGACCCTATTACTTTTAATTTCAACTTGAAGTACTCAGCTAGACCATCCGCAATAGCCTCACCTTGCGCTTTCAGTTTCGCATCACTTCTTAATGCGCCGATGTCAGTTGTCGAGTCCATAAAGCCACCCTCTGTTAAGATGGCTGGCATATTGGATACTCGTGTCATATGATTATTTTTGGATTTCACCCCTCTATCACGCAACCCCATCGCCTTGACTATAAGTGGATTAATGATCGCCGCAATATCTTTCGATGCTTTACTTGCAGTAATCTCCTGAACAAGTGTTTCAACGCCGCCGTGACTGCCCCACTTCCCATCAAAAGCATTGTGGTGAATAGAAACGAGCGCATCAGCTTTCCATGCGTTTGCCTTATTGGTACGCGTTACAAGGGATACATCTGCGTTTCCGGTCGGGTCATCCAGTCTGAGGATCTGTACGTCCTGGTATTTGTTCAACCGAGCTGAACATGCTAGCAACACTTTACTATTGAACAACCATTCACGTTCGCCATCTGGTGTTCTTTTACCCGCTGTATTGATTCCATGTCCGGAATCTAGTGCGATTTTAACCACGTTATCACCCTCCTTGTCGTATTTCGCAAGATCATATTGCTCAATCAATTTATTTAGCTTGGTTGGATAATTAACGTCAGTCGCATAACCAGCGTCTTTTACTGCTGCTGTCACCTTTTTGTAATCCGTTTGATTTAACACGGGCGCATATCGGTTATGAGCTTCCCACCCTGTCCCATTGACGTATTTATAAACCAGGTCGATTACGCATCCTTCTAATGTCGGATACTTCCTAAATTCAGCAGTTACACGATATGGCGTCCCATCCGCTCGGTGCTCGTCGGTTCTCTTTTCGTAAATGGGGCCAGTCCAGTCGCTACCTTTTTTAATTCCAAATAGGTTGTTTGCATTCTTGGCCAGTTCAGATGTTCCGGATGCTGATTCAAGAACCCCTTGTGCAAGAATTAAAGAAGGAAGGACTCCATGAGCCCTCCCGTGTTTTATTGCGTATTGTGCCAATTCATTAATGAATGACATTAGCCATCACCCTTCGTATCACCTTCGTTTAATTTATCATTCTGAATAACAATCAATTCATCCACTTTCGCACTAATACGATTGTCGATTTTCGTTGTATTCAATTGATGGTCCACCTTCGAGCCAATCAATTCCTCACGTATTTCCTCTGAAAATGACTGATTGTTCGATTCGATAACTTTCAACTTCTGAGCCAAACCTGCAGGTACGATCACGCCTAACTCTGCCATGTTCTCCATGATGGATAAAGCTTCATTTACGATATAAAATAGCACGGTTGCGTATGTAATTGCTCCGCCCATGCCAAGTATTTGGTCGATGATGTTAGCCATAATGACCATGACAAGCACTAGCATTTTTCTCGCATATCCGAATAGACTCTTTCGACTCCATAAATTCTCATTCTTGTAAGCTTTAAAAATTCCTGTGATAATATCTAGTGCCATTAAGATTAATAAAAAATGTAGAAACTTAACTCCCCCAAATAAATACATGTGTACAATATCTAGTTGTTGCAAATCAAAACCTCCCATTATTTTCACTCCTTATTTTTAGGTAAATAAAAAGAACGCCCTGTGAATCGGACGCTCTTTCAATTTACTTATTGTTGTTTTGTGATTCTCATGAAAATTTCCGCGATTTCATCATGTTGCACTGCTTTAACTTGGGTAAAACCTGCTAACGTTACAGCAATCTCATTTAATAAATCTTTAGCTTCACCTTCTGTTAATTTATCAATCGCGTCATCTAAAGAATCTTGCCAACTAGCCAATAATATCCCCACCTCTCTCAACCATCATTCGACAAATGGGGAAGGTAATCCTTCAATTCAATCAAAAAAGCACCCGATGTGGATGCTCCGATTTTAAGCATAAAAAATACACCTCATAGGGTGTTTTAGTTACGACACATAATGTTCCTAATGCGCAAAAAGTTATAAAAAATAACGCTAGTCGATTGACTGCGTTTTACTAGTTAATTATTCAACTGGCGTTTTTTTTGTGTCCATCACACCGACTAATTCTTCGTATTGCTCAATCGTGATACGTTCACCTAATAAAAATACGTCAAGTTTTTTCATCATATCGGTATACTCGTAGTTCCCTTTTTCAATAAGTGTTTTTGCTAGTTTATATGTGCTCATTTTTCATTCCTCCAATAGTTTGTTTTTTTAAAATCCAGATAACATTTCAAGCATAATTGTTTGATATTGCGTTTCGAATAATGTTGCTTGTGCAATATCTTCTAGTGTTGGCTGCGGTTCTGTTGTATCTATTAAAGGAACTTCATTTGAAATCAATTCTTTTATTTTAGTCCCATTTGCAAATTCCGTGTATTTATAATCTCCGTCGATATATTGTTTTTCAATCATTGTTCGACACCCCCTAAAATAGAAATCGTAACAGCATCCGTTGTTACATTTGCCTTCATTTCTATTTTTACCGATTTGTTAAAATACAACGGCTCAGGAATGTAAGATGTTCGATTATCTTCATTGTCTAGATTTGGTAGTTGAACAGGAGAGTATACTTGGTTATTGTTGAAATTCATAGGCTTCTGGCCAACACGGACCGCCACAAAACCGTTGTTAACAAATAAATATTCTTCTAAACAAAAGCCAGATGCATTAGAGTTCAAGGTGGCAGCGTTTTCCCAAATTACAACACCGTCTATGGTCACTTTTATATTAACTCTTCCATTCGATATCGTATACACATTCTTTGAAATAAAACCTTTGCCGATTACTTCTAATACTGTTTGGTAAACATTAACTTTGGATGCCAAAAGATTCGCTTTATCTATCAAAACGGGCATATATTCATCTTTCTTTTTAGATTGTACCAATTTTTGAATTCCCAAACTAAGCCACCTCCACGCCAGAAATATGAACATTTACCGATCCAACAGTGCCCTGTAATGCGGTTATCGACTCCCCTGCCTCTAACACTAATGACAAATCGAGGACAACTGTATCATTTGGAGCGACTTTGTAAGCATTTATTAATCCTATTTCAGCAAATTTTGCGGTTATTGTTGCTTCGACGGTCGTCGAATTAGAGATTATTAAACTCTTAACAATTGTTTTAGTTGAGGCTGGTGTTGTGTAAAGAGTTGTAGAAGTTGTACCAGGTGTTCCTCCAAATATTTTTTTTACTTTGTTCGCCAATTATACCGCCCCCATCCAATATAGTATTTCTGAATCCTTTTTAAATTGTGCATAATCAGCCAAATGCGTCGTAAGACCACTCTTAACTTCGTTGATTCCTCCGGCTAATGTTTTGTCAACGGTTTGCAAATCAGGTATTAAAGTTGTTCCTTCTTTTAATTCTCCAACAGCGATATCTAAGATATCCATATTTTCATTTAGATCCGTTACACTTACGTAATCCGTCAAATCCGGTTTATTCAAATTTAACTTTGCTGTATGTTGCATTAGCTCACCTCATCCCATATTCTTAAATCGTTCCACGTCATGCCGGATACCTCGCCCCATGTTTTATCGTTGACAAATTCCCATGCGTTAAAGGTGTACGTATAGGTGAATTCCAAGTGTCCAGGAACAATAATATTGACTGCTTGTTGCAACCCCTCAATGTTATCTGGAATACCTTTAGCCCCTACAAATTTAATTTCAAATACTCCATCTACAATGGTTGCATTTACTTCCACATCGCCATTTGAATAGGCTTTTGCAACAGACTTGATCGTGCCTTCTGTGGTCTGGTCAAAACTTGCAATATTCCTTGATGAAATTTGTTCTCTACGTTGGTCATAACGCAATGTTTTCATTGTTTTGATGCCTAGATCGCGTTCAAAAATAGGTAGTGACTCAATAGCTGTATCAAGGAATATGTTTCTTTCCACAACTTCTAGCTTTTGTTCGGTATTCCGAAACTCCCGGTCGTAGGCAGTCAGCACTTCATTAAATACACTAGATTTCCGCTCGTATAAAGGAAGATATTTAATCATCTCTGATTTATAATCACGTTCGGAAACTACAATACTCGTAATCATTTCCGTTTTGGTCTGCATGATGATAGGTGATTGAACAATTTTCACACCTTGTGCTATTTGCTCTGTAATCACTTCATTAATTGCTTTAGAATATTTGAGCAACACGCCTTGTACTTCTTGTTCTGTTTCAGCTTCCATTAATGCAAGTCTAAAATCTTCCCATAGATGAGGAGTTAAATCGCCCCACGTATGAACAACAACTTGTCCCCACTCTGATTCTTGTATGGCATACATTTAATCACCTACTTCAATCTGACTATCAGATAGTTTTTAGGGACTTTATATTGACTGGATATGTCGATATTTTTAATAAATTCAGCAGGAGACTTAAATAACAAATTTCCGTTTGTTGCAGCATCATATATACCGATGTGTGTGATGTCTCCCCACGCCTCATTTGCAATGGGAAAGAGAACATCTGCATTATTGGTCGTTTGACCGTCCAAAGGCTCCACAAATGTAACTGCCTGTCTAAGATAACTAGCTTTTGCAACTTCTACTTCTGCATTAAATAACGCTACATAGACAGGAGTTGTTCGAAGGTTATTAGTTAATACCTTGTTCTTTAAATAAACGCTCATATGGTTCATTCATTCACACCTCCCATGATTGCTACTTCTTCATCACCAATTGGAACATTTGCGATACCACCATTGACAACTAAGTTCGAATAATCTAATACACCTTCACTATCTATGATTTCGCTACCAATCTTTGCATAGCTTACAAATGTGGACTGAAATGCTAACTTTTGAAGAAATTTAATTATGTTGTCTTTAATTGCTTCAATTACTACAAGCTCTGTATAACCACTTGCTAACGTCAAAGTAACGGAAATATTAATAGGAATAGGTGTAGCACTTAGAATAACTAGTTCTTCTACTCCAAAAGGCATCTCATTAGTAATATGCTCTGTTACATCCAAAACTAACTCAGCGCTTGCAGGTTGTTTATTGCTATCGATAATGACTACTTTCATGGTCAATGGGCCATTAAATTTTGGGAAAACTCTCGCATCGCCAACGCCAGTAACTTCTTTAGCCCATTCCAAGTAGTGCCATTTGTTGCCAGCTTTACCTGGCCTCTGCAACTTGTCATAATAACGTTGTCTTAATTCGGCATCTGTTTCAGCTTCATATCCGTTTGTTACTGGTTCTGGATTATAGACGTTGACTAAACCACTAAGCGACACCGGAAAGCGATTAATAGAGTTAGCAGGGACATTTCCAATCACCCCGTGTAATTCAGACGCAACAAAAACAGTGGCTTGTCCCGATTGTGGAATAACCGCTTCTTCTAACACAACAAAGTTTAATGTGTCTGTCCCAACTAAATCTCCTGCTTTAATAGTAGATCCAGCCGAACCGGATATGACTACGGTCGTCACAGATTTAGTTGCTAATTTTCGATTGATTCCAGTACGTTGATACACAAACCTAGTAAGTTCGTCATCTGTTAAATTTTCAATATCCAACTTGCTTTCAACCTTGTTGATTTCACCTTGTTGTCTGGCAAATTCAATTGCACCAGGTTTAGTAGAGTCCCACATGTAATTACCATATGATTTGTCATACTCTTCATCGATATTACTAATCATCCGTTCGTGGATTTGCTCTTTTGTTTCCACCTACACATTCACCTCCATGTCGAACGTGTTGTACATGGGTGATACGACGCGGAATGAGACACGCATCCACTTCCCGTCACGTTCAAACGTCCAACCTTCCAGACCATCTATATATGGACTTAATAACAGTGATTCAGTCACTTCACGTTCAGTTTCCGCTTCAATATAAGCTCGAGGAAGATTAGAACCTATTAACCCTTCGAGTGTCACACCGTATGGAATTCCTTCGTAAATTCGAAAACGGGAGAGTTCTGTTTTCATCACTTTCATGATCCACATCTTCAATGATTCGACACCGAACAACTCTATCAATTTTCCGTTCCTCATGATGAAATCACCTCTATCGAAGTCATACGCAAATGACTTTCCGATAGGTTGTAAATCATCCTGTATTTGCTCCACTTCGAATTCTAACTCTGCAATTTGTGGGAGGTTACTCATTCAAATCTCACCGCCTTATCTAGCACGTAGTAGAGTTGACCATCGATAACAGGAATCAATATGACCTCATCCCCCGGTACGATAGTATCTTTCCAGGTGACTTTCACTTTCGCCTCATAGGTCGTATCCACATTGAGTGTTTCAATACCGTGCGAGTGGCTACTTACGTTAGTAGTGGTCCCTGCATCAGTATCAGTAAATTTAATAGCTCCTTCAACATCCGCTTCCCGTACATAGTCCACCAACATACCTGCGGCAAAGATTAGATTTTCTTTGTATAAAATAACCACATCATTTAACCGAATCTGCGGCTCGGGTGGAGGAGCAATGACAATCCCGGTTGTAGCAGACGGTGGTGTTTTATTATCACGATCTTTAAACAGCGACGCCAATGCCGTTAATCCATCCTCTGTCATCATCTCATCTCCAATCCTAGTGACATAGTGTGGATGCCTCCGCTAATAGTGTGATTCACGTCTTTAATTAAGTGCATACCTTTAATACCTGTTATCGGTTCGGAAACCTCAAAAAGACGACCTGCGCGTACACGGTCATCACCAATTAATTCTATGCTGATTTCTTCTGTAATTTTGGAAAAAGCTTTTAATTCATTTTGAGCAATTTGTGCAGCAGACAGCTTTTCTTTTTGGTCAAGTTTCACGACTTTTTGGAGTTTGCCGTATTTACTGGCCATCGCATCATCCGATTTAGTCAATACCAATTTGTCATCATTGCCGACTACTTGGATGGAGTTGACCATATCAGCTATACTGCGATTTCGGGTTGGGTTCATGATGGCGTCTGTTGCATTGTATTTCTTGTTGCGGAGCATGAATTCGGCTTTGATTGTCAAGTCTTTTTGATGCTCGATGAATAGTTTACCTTGTCGCATTTCCATGAGATATTTGGTTCCGAGTTTCTTTTCAACAATTTCAATGATTTCACGGATGATATCACTTACCAACACATCATTAAATATTTTATCGACTTTAACGGGCATGGAAACTATATTGCCGATTGGTACTCCAAAA